GCGATTCTTTGCCTTGCTACTCTTAGGTTTGACGATCACCTTTCTCATAGCAGAGTTCAACTCCGTATTTGTTTTTGAGATTGTCTGCGAGGTAATCATACAGCAGATCTGCGAATCCATAGTGAGGGCGTGTGCCAGTTTCCAAAGCGCCACTGGTTGCCACTGTCCACATAATATCCAGTTGTTTTTTATCAGGTAGGTTCTTCATCATCTAACTCCACATCTTTTACAAGTTCTTTTATTCTATCAAAGAAGTCCTCATCAAGTGGAACTACTTTTTCTTTTCCAGTTTCAATATCATCAACCATTTGCATCAGATATTCAAGAAACTCTTTAGGATAAACATCATCCTCAACTAAACCTGCCCAGAACCATTCAAGACATTCTTGTTCTGGATCTTCTACTGTGCTAAGAAGATTCCAATTCTCATAGTTTGATCCCATGAGATCTACCCATACTCGGAAGTTGGAGCGGATACTCTGCCATCCTGTCATCCAACAATGACCAATCCAATACTCCCACCAGTTCATCTTAGTTTTATTCGGATGGGTTCCTTTTAATGGTGTGCTAAACATCTTCTCTATTCTTAGCAAGGTATTCTAGATCACTATGACCCCAAGGCGGCATACAATCTTCTGGAGATGGATTAACCTCTTCGGGATAATAATATTCTACCCAATCCTTATATTGATCTTTCTCTTCCTTAATCTCACTATCTTCCATGTAATCCCAGTTCCATGTTCTTTCAATAATTCCAACATCAATACCGAATCGGTATGCCCAGAACATAATACTCAACGTGCTACCACATCCAGATTTGATCTGTAGATATGGCCAACTGGCATAATCATTCCAACTTACAGATGCTTGAAACAGTGCCCAATTTTTTGTATGTAGGATTTGAACATACCAGTCATGACCATAATCATAACGATGCTTAAATGTGATTAGTTTCATTTAATTCTTCGGATAGTTTAAGTAAATCTTTTTTATCCAATACAATTCTACCATCTTGAGCAGAATAAGATTGAATATTTTCTGATACAATACGAAGAATAGAAGATACTAATTTTTCTTCAGTATCAGCACCATTATTACGCTCTTCCCATATCATACTCATAAATCTTTGAGATCTTTCAGTCATTTTCCTTGGATATCAAATGTGGGGATAGGAGCACCACCATTACTGGGAATCATATACACAGTGCGGTTAGAATCTTTCTCACCTTCTGTGATCCACAGATACTGAAGATAAGCAGGATTATCCTTCAAACTCTCACCAATAATTTGGTTTGCCTTAGCAACACCAGTAGCACGGATGATTTCAGCATCAGCAAGTTGCTTTGCTGAATCTTTCTTTGCTTGTGCTTCAAGCACTGCTACCTGGCGAGTATATTCTGCCTTTTGAAGTTCTGCTTTACCAGAAAGAGATTGTTGCCACACATTATATTGTGGGCCACCAATAAAGATGAGACCAGCAACAACGATAATACCAATTGCCGATAGAGCAATAACAGGTTCAATAAATCCGTTTTGGTTTTTCATTTAGAAGATACTCCAGTGTTTTTGAAAATCATATTAGCAAGACCCACAATAACAAAATTCTGCCAGAAAGTCAAGGATACACCAAACCAAGACAGAATAAGTCCAAGTAACCATGCTTCAAATAATAGCCCACCAACAGCAATAATAATTGCACCAAAAGCAACACCAATAGCAGTAGAAGTTTTCATCGTCCAGTTACATCCATATAATCTTTTAGTTTACCATATCTAAAGTGTAATCGCAACCGAGGCCAGTCTTCCCATTTACCTTCCCATCCTTCGGGATGTATTTCAATATACTTTGTAATTAGACATGGTTGATATTTACCATGCTTGCCAGTAGGCACCCATTCAAAGTTCAAAAATCCACTTTCATTATACCTTGGATCATCTTCTTTAATCTCTTCAAAAGTATGAGTGTCACGATAACTTGGATACCATAACTGACCAATAGGATCTAACCAATAGTCAGTCATGGTGCCACCAATACCATCTTCAATGTCTTTGGTTTGACACACTACATTAGTAAATTGTTCCCCCAGATCATATGAAGATCTGAAATAATCAAACATACCCAAGGCATTTACCTCCTTTAGATGTACATATTATAAATGAGGTCTGTCAATAAAACAAGACCTCATGTGACACTTATCAAACTGTCTACTTAAAGTTTTCCGCCGATAACCGATTCATAAGATTTGGATTCAGAGAAACCTTCCTGCCGTCCTTTAAGAATAAAACGGGTCGCTGATATACATTGCTCTTCAGTGAGAGATGTGACCAATTCTTTTCCATCTTTGTCATAAGAATTCCAAGTCCCCCATCGTTGTTGTTTTACGTAAAAAGTATCATCAATCAGATCGTTTAGGTGTTTTAAACTTTCTGATTTTTTCTGCTCCAGTTCCTTTAAGTCGTTTTGCGTATTCGTTTCTGTAGTCATCGTAGGGAAAGTAAGCGGTGTGTTGCAGTTTTTTATTGTTTTCCTTCACAAACCATTCTAAAGCATATGGAAAAAGTTCATGAAATGGTTTGGATGGAATTTCTAAAACTCTTTTGTTTATCATTTATTAGTGCAAATTATATTTTCTCTTGGATATTCTACATCATTCCAATGCCTTACTGCGTTGGCAACAATAGCAATATTAGTGATAAGATAAGTGATGAATATAAAAGTCCGTACAATAGCAATGATATCTGCTTCTCTGTCATTTTTAGATCCTTTTTGTCCAAGTGCCTTTGCCCAGATTCTCCAGTAACTTCTTTTATTAACTTTTCTATCTTTCACTTTCCTTCATGATTAAAATTTCACTTTGATTTTCTTTATAAACTAAAAGTAATGGAGAATTTCTACTAGGTTTTGGTGGGAGTTTAATTACAACATACTGATCACCAACAAATTGAATAATTCCACACATTCCTCGATAAATTACTTCAGTTTTTTCAACAAACATTTGTTAAATCATTCAAAAAAATCCATTCATCCGGTTCATCATCAATAACAAACTCTTCAAATAAAGCATTGGAATCATCAAATAATTCTTGTTCAACAAGTTCATCCATTCGAGCAATGTAATAATCTTCAACTACACCAATCGAATAAAGTCGATCATCATTGCTCATAACTTAACAATCGTAAATTTTTCCTTTAGAAATTAAATCAATTTGGTCTTTAAGTTGATTTATTTCTTCTTGTTTTTTTGTAATTTCAGATTTAAGAGAATCAATACGATCAGAATAAAACTGTTTCAACTGGGAAAGCATGTGATTGGTTTGAGCAACATGATTTGGCATCAGGTAGTAAACTCCATAACAACACGGGATTCTTGATCAGAAGAATGAAGTTCAAAATATTCAGACTTTAGAATATTTTCTCTCAAAATACTATAATGCTTTTCTTCAAAGTTTCCATTATCTTCAGCAGTAATGAGATCAAAACACTCATCATCATTCTCTGCAATTACATTCCAAACACCACCATATTCTGAACTTGGAAAAGGAACGTAGTGATCGACGATATAAAGAAATTTGGTTGTCATTGTTTACTGTAAATTACTCTGTCAGTTTAATAGTGATTTTAGAATTTGTCAATTGACCATATGACGGTCAAACAACTGGTCTAACATCAGATTTGCCTTCAAGACTTTTAACCATAAGGTATCCAAATCTTTCCATTTTATCCCAATGAACAGATGCTGGATACTCATTAATTGCTCTGCGAAGAGAGTCAAGTTCTTCAAATTCTTCTTTGGTTAATTGCATAGTTTGTGTGCGTTTGCTAACATATTATATCAGTATTTACTCACAATACCTGATTTTTTAATATTTATTTTATGTTTGGGTTACATTTCTTTACTCATTAAAAAATGCTCCAAATGATCCACTGCTCCCAGGTTTTCTTGATTCTAGCATATCCATTAACTCTTCAATTTTTTTACACTGCTCCAAATCAAGAAGAAGATGAGAAAGTTGTTTTACTACTAGTGGTTTTTCTGATGTTGATGCGACACGAATAGCAGCACGAATATGAGATTCTGCTTCCAAAAGATGCTCTAAAGTTTGCGTAGATAGTGCCATAATTAGTTTTAATTTAAAATGTGTACTTGAATAAGAATCATTTTTATTCGTCAGATTTTGATAAAAATTCTTCTTGTAATTCTTTAGCAATTTTAGCATACTTTCTGTTTTGTAACCAAGTAGTTACAAAATTATTTGGATGAAATCTAATCATCCAAATAATTCTTTCAGTATTTACTTTAATAATTGCTACCCATAACATTATATACTTTGCAACATTCTCATCTACAATGATCATATAGGCAAGAATGCCAAATATGATAAGAAATGTTGATTGTATGGGTGTCATAATCTTTAATTTTTACTTATTTAGATGCGAGCATCTAATTGTATTCAGATACTTTAACAGGTCATCTTTGATTTCGTCAAGTTCTTGTTCACAATTCATCTTTTTTGCTCTTGTTCTAAGTTCTGGACGAATAGAATACAATCCCTCAACAATGAGATTGATTGCATTCTCTTGATTTTCAGTCATGTATCTAATGCATTTTTTTTATTTATTTTTCCACCTTCCAATCCATATTACCAATTTTAGGAATCCAAAACGAACACCCCTTAGTAATAGACTCAACATAATACAAGTCTTCAGTTTCTTCTAGTATACGACAAGAATGGAGTAAAGACATGTCAAAATAAAATTGACTTTTTGCTTCAGCAGAAACAGGAGTGAGATAAACAATTTTTGATTTTGTTCGAGTCATTTGATAAATACGGTTCCTTTTTTAGAAGTACTCCTATGTTTTTTGATAAAATTCATAGCACTATTATAAGTGTTACAAACTTTAAGTTGTTTACCTTGATAAAGAATCATTAGTTTTGATTCATAGTTAACCCCAGCATATCCATCGGAAGTAATAAATGATTTTGGAAGAGGTTTTGGATCAAGAATTGTAGGATGATAGATTTCCATTAGCGTTTGATTTCAGAGATACAAGGTTCTCCATCGATGAATACTGTATCAACAATGGACTGAAGCCGACGAGCAGTAGCAATACCAACGTTGCTGTAGATGGGAACATGAACAATACCAAATGATTTAGTGTAGTTGTCAATATCACCAGGAGTCAGTTCACCAGATTTCATACGACTCACATCATCTTGGTTAAGGCGAATCACCCGACCAACAGTTTGGCACATTTGAATCATATCCATGTTGCGCATCAGAACACAAGCAGTAAGACCAGGGCAGTTGATACCTTCAGAAAGAATGCTGTAGTGAAGGAGAATGAACTTTTTGTTGGGATCTTTGCCATAAGAGGTCAGAGTATTGAAGAATACTTCACGGGATACTTTTTGATTGTTGATGAATGCACCATATTTTGCAGTGATCCAGAGAACATCATAACCATAAGATTGAACTTCGGTCATGAATTCTGTTTCGGCAAGCATCCGCATCAGAACTTTGGTGTTGGGAGCAGCAACCAGAACCTTCTTCATATGATCCTCATTGAGAATCGTATCAAGAAGAGTCATGCAATCACGCTCAGCACCAAACTCTTTGACGCGCACAGCATCGATCTGTTGTAGGTTGATCTTAGGAGGAAGAATCGAACCATTGTTGATTAGTTCAGGTGCAGGGACATTCATAATAACCTGACCATAAACCCGCGAGTCATTCATACCTGGTTTTTTGTAGGTATGAGAATGCTTCGGAGTTGCCGTAAAGTAGTAGCAACGATCTGCATTCTGAGAAAAGTATTCGGTCGATTCAAAGAAAGACTTCTTGACACTGTTGTGTGCTTCATCAAAGTAGATTGTGTCTACCTTGATGCCAGACTGTTGAACTTTGTGCAGGGAGTTGTAAGTTGTAAAGATCAATTTATGTCCTTCAGCAATACTTGTCCATGCAACCATCTTTTTTGGGTTAGTTGTGCTAAAGTGCTCAGTTTCACCACTGTGCACATGCATCACATGAGAGTTGTCGATGTGCTCAAGAAACTCAGAGCACAGTTGAGATGCAAGCAGGATGCGCGGAGCAACAACCACGATGGTCTGATGATGATCCTGCTGAAACTGGCGGATCGCATCAAAGATCATTACAAGAGTCTTGCCAGCACCTGTGGGCATGACAAGTTGACCAAGTACATAACGCTCCATAGCAGTCAAGGAGCGACGCTGGTGAGGACGAAGTTCAATCATTGGTTTGTTGATCATGAGAAAATTATACAGCAAGAAATCGACCCCCGAAGGAGTCGGTGTGACACTTTTAAAACCGTCTGACTATAGCAGAATTAAATGAGGTGCAGCAGTAAATGAAACTTCAACTTCTTTGAGCATCTTACCAGTTTGTATCTTTCTTTTCACTAAATTAGTCGCACCACTACCAGAAATTTTTGTAAAACCTCTCTTCGTAATTGCACCAAAGATCGTAAAGAAAATTGATTTTTTTAAGAATTGTCTGAAGGATTGACCACCTACAAATAGGAAATAAGACATTTGTAGAGAAATATAATGTTCAGATAAACGGGTCGAATTAATTGCTCCTAAGTCAGTTGAGAATCCACCTTCAGATCGAATCTTTTTAATCATCTCTTTTTGAAACTCTTCAAATCCACCCAATTGTCCAATTTTAATAAAGAATGGTGAAAGTTTTTTCGAAAGTTCATTAAAAGTATGAAACTTAGGACTCATCAATAATACCATACATTTTCTATATTCTGGTATCTTTGAACGAATTCTATTCATTTCAAGATCTGCTGCTTGCTTTGTTCGTTTTGTCCTTAATAACTCTTTGTAAATTACATCATCAAATACTTGTGCTCTTTTCTTTCCAAGTAATCTCATAATGTTATTATATCCAGAATAAGATCTTAAGAATGGTTCTAATGATCTTGGTGCCATTCCAGCAACCCATGGTGTTTGTGCTTTTTGTCCTTTTACAATGAAGAACTTACCATTAAAACTACCAGATCCACCACTTGGAATTGGTTTTAATAAAAATTCAGCATCATCAAAATGAGAATCTAACTTTTTATAATTAAAATCAAAATTTAATGCCCAAGTAGTAGAGCTAATATTCTCACGAATATCCCACTTTTCATATCTAATGTCAATAATCTTATCAATTAACTTTTCAACTTCACTTGGACTTTTTGCATACAATGCGACCATTAATTGTGAATAAGGATCAATATTTTTTTTATTCACATTACCAATTTTTGATATATTTCCACCCAATTTAATTGATGTTGAAGGATCTTTTCCATCTGGCATCTTATGTGAAATAGGAAATAGTTCCTTACTCTTAAAATACTTAACAATAAGTTGTTCGTAAGTCTTACTCTTATCCTTCTGGTAATTTAAAAGTAATGTTGTATCATTCTTGGGACTTATGATTTCTTTTTTAAATTCTTTTTTTATATTATCTGCCTCATTAGAGTCAACAATATAAAAATCTGCAGGTGTTAAATCCTGTGCCTTTGCATCTTTAGAGAATGATTCAGAGAATATTTCATGCAATCTCTTTAAACAATCATCCTTTACAGTTTTTACAAAACTACTATCTTGTCCGTATATTCTGTACTTTTTAGTTGTATTCAATAAGTTTGAATCAAACAAAGTAACCATCTGATTATAAATCGCATACAAGTGATTATCTGGACTACCTGTTATATACGAATATCTTGATTTTAAATTTGAATACTTAAAGTTTGGTTCAAGATACTCTTGATAGATTGGTTTTACATCACCAACTTTAAAGTCATTAAAGATATCAATCCAATCTTCTTTATGTTGTGGATTATTCTTATAGTTCTGATTCTTCATGAAATACGCAAAGGCAAAACATGCAAGGAACTCCTTTGTGTTTGGTGCTGCCATGAGAATGTTTATTATTTCCTAGAGATATTTAGCTACCGGAGTTCTCAAAGGGCAACAATCCAATTATAGACAGATTCTTATGGTCTTGTCAAGTACTCATGAAGAAGTGAAGATTCCATTGCTTCTGCTTCTAGTTCCCATGGAAGTTCTTCATAATCAAGTTCGCTACAATCAATACCCTTCCAGAGTCTTAGAGAACCCTTATCACGAAGATCTCCACGAACATGTTGATGTACATGAACTAACTCATGAAAAAGTGTATTAAGGTAATTGTTTGAATCAAGGCGATTATGAATCTCCAAAAGAAAGCATCTTGGTTTCCAATCACAATCTTGAACAGTGCACCACCCATACACACCTTCTCTCAGAAGACCTCTATGGTGCACTATGATGTCCAATTTATGCCTAGGCATATGATTCCTCACAAACCATTCTACAGCGTCTTTACAGCGCCTTCTAGGTGCCTTGTGGCCAGTGATTTCAAGATAAAACATAATTCAGAATAGTATGAGTGAGACGAACTCCCCAGTTCATGAGGATCATAAAGGATCCAATGAAAATCAGTCTGTCTAAACTTGAATACATCCTTTGGTTGTTAGTGCAAATTACTATAAAACCCCACAGGGTTTCCTGTGGGGTTTTGGTGGACAGTTCTTAAAGTGTAATAATTCTAATATTAGATATTGAATTTTGGGTTATTTTCGAAAAGAAAACTTCCGCAATATTCTTTTTAATAGATTATTTTCAAAATTTTCAATAAAAATATCAAAAGAGTCTTCAGACATTGATATATCATAATTTAGAGAAATTTTATATTCTTCAGACTCATTCATATCTTCTTCAAAGTGTAAAATTACATCTGGAAAAATCAATAAATCATATTTTTTTGGTTTATAATAAAATACTTTTGGGTCATCAAATGCAAGTTTAAACATAATTTTTCCTCCAGTATCTTCTGGAGCATTAAAGTAATATATTGAACAAATTTTACCATGCTCTTGTGTATAGTGATTATGCAAAATATTCTCTGATTTGTATGCATTTGATGCATAGACATTTAGAGTTTTGCTAACATAAGGACTATTTGAGAATTTGAACTTTTTCTTACAAAAAGTAAAAATTTTATCCATCAATTTTTTTGTATAATCATTATTTTCTATAGGAAAAGAATAATTATCTTTAGGAAAGTAACCAGATTCTTTAATATTTAAACCATTTTTGTATTGCTCAATAAAATAATCATAATTGTTGGAAAATTCTTTATCAGTCTCTTTTTTGTAAAAATTAGAAACTTTATAAACTGGAAGACCTTTAAATAATTTTTTCATGGCATCTTTGATTTTAAAAAATATAGAAAAATACGAAATAAAAGGAATAATAATTTTATTTTATATCATATTCTGAATGTATGATATTGAATCTTTTATTTGTAGAATCTATTACATAATTTGTAATATGTCTGATGGTTTCAAAATTAGATAAACCACCAAGTTCTCTTCTTACCATATTATACAAAGAACAGTATTCTTTACAGGTTTCTTCAGAAATGTTTGCCCATTCTTTTGCATGTCGAATATTTTCTATATTTGGTATCATAAATTTCATTTGATTTACTAACATAATTATGTATAACGAATTATTTGATTCTATTAAATAAGAGATCTGAAGATTCTTTAGCAATAATTTCCATATTTATAGAAATCCTACTGCCTTTTCCACAAAAATTATTTGGTTTATGCTTAAGATCATTTGGAAAAATTATCAACTCATTTTCTTCAGGAAAGTATGGAAACAATATTTGGGTTTGTTCATCCAAAAAACTAATAGATGTTTTTGATGGAATGCTTAGATAATAGACTGAATTAATTGTTGATGTTAATTTATGATCGTGCCAGTAAGAACTATAATTAGTTTGTGTTGATCCATAGCACCAACATCGTCTACTCAATTTTTCATCAGGAGTAAAATTAAATTTTTTCATTGAAAAATCGAAAAATTTATCATAAAGTAATGAAAACCAGTGGTTCTCATCAATTATTGGCCAATTATATCCTTGACGTTTATACTTTAAATTTTCCCAACATATTTTAATCAGTTTATTTTTCTTGAACAATGGAGGTTTATGAAAATTTTTTATGCTATAGATATTTAATTTTTGGTTGACAATTTTCATTTTCATAAAATTAATATTTTATTGGTATTGGGTTCATAATTTCTTCTAAATCCACAGAATCATAATCAAACCTCATCTCCAAATAAAATTTGTCTGCGAGAGAAAGATCTTTATAAAAATTAAAATTTGATATGTCAATATCTTTAGATTGTTTATAATCTATTTTTCGTAATTCTGAAAATTCTATGCGTTCATTTGCATTAAATTCTAGTATTTTGTGTTGTTTTATAAGATAATCTATGGTATCATTTCCCCATTGACCAGTTAACATGTGTCTGACATATATTTTGTTTGAATATTCCTTTGGTCTAGCATTATAAATTGCATAATGCAAACATTTTACTATATTTTTGTATTTTCTATCTTTTAATAATTTAGTTAATAAAATTGGACCTGATATAACCTTTATAATACTTGGTATTTTTTTCTCTGGGGAAAAGTTTTTGTCAAAAATATCAAAATTCCCAAATATTTTAGATCTTTTAAATGCTTCTTCTATACAATCAATGAAAAAACTATTATTTTTTTCTGAACACATCAAAGAATTTTGATATTTTTCCTCTGCCAAGTATGATGACTGTACGAGTAAAACTTTTTCAGACTTTATTCTAGTGTAAAAATTACCATAACAGTAGGTATCCATATCTGCATATATTCCACCATAATGATGTAAAATAAAGAATCTTGATATGTCAATTTTTACAATATGTGGTCTGATATCTTTAAAATAGTTCCAATGCTCTGGATAATTATTTTTCACTAATTCGTCAATATCATCATCATTCCACATAATATATTGATATTCTGATTCTGGGAAATTTCTTTTCCAAGATTCTTGGCACTCAAACCATAATGGATGCCAAACGTTAGTATCTTTAGGTGCTGATTGATGGATAATTTTTGGAATCATTGATTTTCTTACAATACATTAATTAATATAATTTAATTTCAGAATACTCTGAATTTGTTTTGTCATTAATTTGTTTCTTTATTCTTGCTCTTTCGTCATTTGTAATATAAACTTGTCTTGCTAGGTAAATAAATTCATCATCAAATTTCCACAAATCTTCAAGTTCTCTCAATTTATCTTCAATATCCCATAGTTTTTCGTTAACAGTTTTCAGATCATTTAGATAATCTTCTCTATAAACCTTAAGTTCCTGTGCAATTGTAATTAAATCATTAAGTTCTTTATGTACAAAAGTATTATCTGTTTTCTTTGCTTTGATTTGAAGGATTGTGATTTTATCAAGCAATTCTCCAATTGAAATCGGAACTCTTGGACACTGCATCATGAAAAACCTTTAGATTCTTTTACTTCTATTGCTTTGACTGTTGTTGCTCCAGTAATTTTACTTGTTTTTTCAATTCTCTTACGAATTTCTTTGATTGCTTCTTTGATTTCATTATCAGAGAAAGAATTTCTTTCTTCGTTGAGTTTATCCGAAAGCATTGAATTTATCATTGATACTCTCATTGGATTTGGATAGTATTTTGCACCTTCCCTTTTAATAATATGGAACTTTTCTGGATAAGAAATATTAATTTCATGAGTTCCTGCAATTACAATTGAAGCATCTGTACCAACACATCTTGCCATGTGTTGTCCACAACTATCACAACCAATAAAATAATCTGCTTCCTGAATGATTGCTGCCCAAATTCTCAATCCAGGATCTGGTTGTATATTAATAACATCAGGATGTCCCCATACTGGAGCATTCATATTGATTAAAACATAATCTTTAGACAATTCATTGACAATCTTTTCAACCATATAATGATTAATAGATCTCATTGATTTGTCATACATTCCAATTTCAGTATTTTCAATTGTACTTCCAAAAGGTTGAAAAACAATGATTTTTTTGTTTATATTATCTTTACGAATATTTGAAAGACAACTTTTTGCTGCAATAATTTCATCAATGGAGCACTTAAAAATCATATCAGGAAGGTCTGAGTGATCTTCTGTTTCGTTGATGATAGAATCAAATGCTTCACGAAGAGAAATCTCATTCCTATAAAACTTAGGAAGTTTATAAGGTTCTGGTGCAATAACTTTATCAGCATCCCAATAGTAGTTCTCAAACATACCCTTTGTTTCTGGGTTAAATGTTCTATTCTGAAGTTCTGGAATTCCCCAAGTTGCTACATCCCAACCAGGAATCATTACATACCAGTCTTCATCTGGATGCAGTTTTCCATATTTGAGTAGAGCAGGAATTGCGCAAAGGATACGACCATATCCACCATCAACATTAATAATTGTTTTCATTACTTCCTAACAATAAAGTTTCCAATTACAAGATAATCAATATCCATATTTTTAAATGAATTGATAGCATCCTGAGGTGATTCGACAATAGGTTCTCCATTGTCATTGAATGATGTATTTAGAAGAACAGGAACATCTGAATATTCTTCAAATTTCTGGAGAAGTTGAGTCATTTTCGGATTAATTCTAGCATTTACTGTCTGAATTCGACAAGTTTTATCTTCGTGAGTAATTGCTCCGATTTTAGGTTCTTTTTCTTTTTTGACTGTAAGAGAATACAACATGTAGGGAGAATTGAAATCTTCTTCAAAGTAATCATTTAAGTTTTCCTCTAGAATTATACCAGCAAAAGGTCTCCAGTATTCACGATGCTTAACACGATAATTCATAATGTCCTTGTTTTCTTTAGGACCTGGATGCATCAATAATGAACGAGAACCTAATGCTCTAGGACCAAATTCTGATCTTCCTTGGAACCAACCAATAATTTTATCGGCAGTCAAATATATTGAAATTAAATCACACACCTCATCAAAATTTTCATATTTCTCATAAGAAATATTAGATTCTTTTAATACTTTTTCAATTTCTTCATCACTATATTCTTTTCCAAGAAGTGCAATATTTTCTGGCATTTTGACTTCTTCATCTCCCTTAAATACCCCATAACATGCTGCTCCAAAATGAAGTCCTGTATCATTTGGGCACGGTGGAATATGAATATCTTTTACAATATTTGATTGTTTTAAAACAGAATTTCCAAGTACATTTAAGAAAGAACCGCCAGAAAGGCAAACATGATCATCCAAATAACCTTCATTTTTTAACTCAATAAAATATTCTAAAAGAGCACTCTCAAAGTTTTTTTGGAGGAGATATGCTTTTTCATCAGGATTTTTAAATGTATTCCATTTTGGTGAATTACTCAAATTAAATGTAACGTAAGGAAATGTTCCGTGAGCAAGATCTTTAGAGAGTTTATACTCTTTATCTTTATCTGTAAATTCTGCCGTAGATCCATATGCAGAAAGACCCATTATTTTTCCATCCCAACTTTCACGATACTTTTCATCATACCCATCAATATGTTGTTTAATTTTTTCACAATAAATTTGGTGTGCATATGCGTGATAAAAAGTTCCAAAATCAGTGAGTCCAGAAGGTCCAGTGAAAAATCTAATTTGCTTCTTACTTTTATTAAAGTATCCAATTGAACTAGTTTCTGCCATTTTTGGATCGTAGTCATATCCCAAAAGAAGAGATCCTGCACCATCCAGAGTTAAAAAAGATCCTTCATTGAAATTTGATGTAAAAATTGAAGCACATGCATGACTCAAATGATGTGAAACAATTTTAATCTCTGCATTTGGAAATTTTGTCTTTAAAATGGTATGAATTTTATTTTCATACCATTTTTTATACCAAATGTGTACACACATACTAGGTACACAAATTAAATCTACTTGATCTTCTGTTACATTTGCTTCTTTTAAACAGTAATCAATAGAATTAATTGGGTAATTACCATCATACTTTTTTCTAGTCAGTCTTTCTTCAGAAATGCTGCAAATATGATTTCCATCAACAAAAATAGTCGCTCCAGAATCATGGCACCAGGTTTGTTCATTATATTGATTAAATGATTTATCTGCTCTCCAATCAAAAGCACCATAAACACCAATTGTAATCATAAATAATCTCCTTTAATATTTTTTTAATGTTTTACATCATTTGCATAGTGACTTCTCTGACCATTTGCCAACACATAATGAAAAAATACTTGATGATAATATGAATCATCTTCTAAATTTTTAAATTTCCTAATAAATTTTTGAACTTTTCCATATCTTGAAGGCATTTTATTTCTCCAATGTGGTCTTTCGCAACCCTTATATATTAATCCATCTCCAGGTTTTAATGAAAAAGAAAGATTTTCACCTGATGGAGATTCAACAAAAATTGGCCAAAAAGAGTTTAAATTTGTACTCACATTTATTGTTATGGAAATTTCGCAAGAATGTCTATCAGTATGCTTTACTAATTCTTGTTCAGGAAAATAAAATCTATCATAATAATAAGTATTGAATAATTCTTCTCCTAATATTTTTTCTATTTTTTTCCTAATTTGCGAATGAAAATATTTGTATGGTGGATAATGGTATCTTGCCAAAGATCCTTTAACTTGAGATTCTACTGGTACATGAGTAAACTTACTAAGTTTACCGTGGTAATTAATTAATCCTCTATAATCAGGAACTTCACAAAATAAATCTTTAGCATTCCAAATATTTTTTACCAACAAGCACCCATCTTTCTCAAATTTTTCATTACTTGTTTTTGAGGTTGTTTGTATAGACATAACTTATCATCTCCAACGAGGACCAAGTATCCATCCAACTATACTTTTTCTAACTCCCTTAGTTACTTTTCTTACTCTATGAGGAGTTCTTGAATCAAAAAATACAATAGTCCCTTTTTGTCTTGGAACAATATATGAATTAAGACCATCTAATAATTGAAATTGTCCTCCTTCATATGAATCATCCTCTGATAATTGAAGTGAGAAAGATAATTTTCTAACATTTTCGGTATTATCCATAATAAAATCATTTACTAAAGTTTCATGATCTCTTCCACCAGAATTTTGTGGTTTATAAAAAGTAGCTAAATCTTGGTCTGTATGCCAAGTATAGTGATCTCCTTCTTTATATAATGTGTATTGAAGATTTTCTCCATCAACACATGTTAAATCATATTTAAAATTTTCTCTATTTGCTCTATCCGCATAATACCAAAGAAATCCACCAATCCAATGAGATGTTGGGATCCAAACATTTTTTGCATTTCTGATATCATGATCAGATTTTCCATTTCCAACTCTAGATTCTTCTAAAATTTTATCAATATTATTTTTTTGTAAGTCCTTTTCTATAATATCCACAATTTCGCTTGGGATATTTGTATAAAACCAAATACTTTGATTTGCCAAAATCAAATACTCCTATAAATTATTTTCATGTATTATATATGATGTAAAAAATGGAGTGATTTTTCACTCCATTTGAATTATAGCACAAAAATTATGTTGATGCTATTCCAACATTAGGTACTTCTTTTGGAATTAATATCCACTCAAATCCTGACCATTGGACAACATAATTTTCTGAATCATAGTTAGAATATCCATCTTGATTTGTTAAAAATGGATTAGGAATATCCATAATAATCCATTTTTGTTCGTTTTCATTCCAATCATATATCTGTCCTTCATCTAGAAGTGTTCCTTCTGGTGCTGGAATAGGTGGATTCCAGCGAAGTTCTTCTAAACTAAAAATCCAAGAAGGATATGGAGATGGATATGTAAAAATATCATGATCTTCATGATAATACATTCCCCTCGCTGCATATTGACCTCTCATATTATTATTATATGAGGTCTGAATCCATCTTGTATCTGGAAAATGAGACTGACACCTAATAATTCCAAGTTCTTCACTTTCATTTCCATTTTCATCAATAATATCATCATTATTTACTTTAATCACATTAATAACAATATTATTTTCATCTAATTGTGCAAAATGAGCCATTTTATTTTACCTCCTAATATCAATTAAATTTTATAGTACCAGGACTTGTCCACTTATAAACATGATATCCCGATTGTGGTGTTGTTGGTGTATTTCCAGTTACAGTTGCAGCAGAAAAATTTGTTGGATATCTAATTATAACAACTCCAGACCCACCATTAGTTCCACAATATGCACATTGACTATAACCAGGGAAAACAGGTCCAGTATTTGGTTGAGCATGGATGTAGTGAGCTGCTCCACCACCACCTAAACCAGATTCACCATTGTATAAAACTCTGCCACTAAGTAAGCAACAATAAGGGTAACCAAGTGGAACCCCACAAGTACTAGTTGTCCAGTATGGATTACTTGGTCTTACAGTATTTGCTTTAATAGTAGCTCCACCACCTTGTCCTCCATATGGACATGCATAACAGTTATAATTGCTAAAATAAGGCCAACATGGATTTGAAGGATCCATAGCAACTCCATGATATAGATTATCAAAATATATTAGGGACCATGCTACACTACCACCACCACCATAATAGGACTCAGCGCCTTCAATATTAGTTAGGTATCCATCAACACCATGATAACTATATTGATGAGAAGCTCTTTTGGTTGCTGACTCAGATACTGCTGAAGCCCCACCTGATAAATATCCACACCATTTGTTTGGTATCCAAGTTTGAATGCAGGAAAAAGAACATTCGTAAACTTTTGTAAAATTCTGATATATACAGCAGCAATTGATACTATTTACAAATGGTGTTTTCAACTCAATATATCCAGTACCACCACTTTGTGCTCCCGATGCGTTGCCACCACCACCACTAACACCTTTATACCAACAAACTGATGCATAAATGCTTTCCCAACAATCTGATTTTTCAACTCTTTGTCCGACTGTTCCTAACTTGATAGTTTGTCCAATAGAATAATTTGCAATAGCATTCCCTTGATCGGGTGAACTTGTATTAACGTTAGCATCACTACATGCCCCAGCACCTCCACCAGTTCCATAATTCCTCCCTTTAAATGAATGTTCTTCACAACATAGGACACAAGAAAAACCTGAACCACCACCACCACCGCCTAGAGCTCTTATAGATCCTAGAAAAGTATCTCCACCATCACTTCCCCGTTTCATAGATTTATTGATAGCATAGCAGGGTGTTGGTACCGGCGGTGCTGCAAAAAAAGATGGTGGAAAATAAAATCCACCACCGGCACCACCGGCACCAATTGTAATTGAATAAGTTATTCCTGGAGTTGTTTCATAATCTTCTCCAATAACAACTTGACCGCCGCCGCCACCACCACCAAGGCCTATCTCTTGCATACAACCTGGATATCCACCAGAAGCGCCGCCACCACCTCCTCCTCCTATAAGAAGGAAGTCTATTTTAGTTACTCCACCACCAGATGGAAAAAATTGACTTAATAAACTCATTTAGATGATCCTCCAACCTCTTGTTGCGTCTGTAAAAATAAATGTCATTGCAGCATATGCTTTATCTAAAGTCATATTTTCTGCAAGACCCATAATATTTTGACCATTTCTTGCTATTACTGTATTTGTAATATTACCACCGTTAATAATAACAACTTCATTGCCAGCAGATGGTGATGCAGGTAAAGTAATAGTTTGTCCAGCAGCAGTCACACAATAAACAGTTCTATTAGTAATAGTTCCTCCAGTTGCTGATACTGTTACAGTATCATAAGCAGATGCTAATCCACTTGAGAGTTCTTTTTGATCATTAATGACAGTTGTTCCTGAAATTTGAATTGCCATTATTCACCTCCCCATTGTAAATGAATAAGGTTTCTCTTCACCATCTTCGTGTCTCCACTCGGCTTTACAGTTATTATTTATAAATTAATTCAACTTTCAACTTTGACAAGGAAAATTATAGACACAATCAACTAATCATGTCAAATTACATCTCAATAGGTCCTGGATATCTTACACCATCCTTCACTGCAACAAGATGAGTATTGACAACTGCGATATGATGTTCCCACCAGTTAGTTTCAAGTCTTAAACAAGAAAACTTAATATCTTTATTACGAATAAATTGTGCATGAGATTTTTTAGTGTAATACCAAAAAGAATTTTGATTCCAATAAGAAACATGTGTTGGATCTTGCCAAGCACCTCTACCATCAGTTGAAGGAACTTCTATAAATGCCCAACCACCATGTGCCAAAACACGATGAATTTCTCTCATTGTTTTGATAGGATCCTTAAGGTGTTCAATTACATGAGATGCATTGATTACTCCAACACTATTGTCTTCTAGTGGTATACCATCGTCCAAATTACAAATAATATCAGCATCTTCTTGGTCAATTGTTGTATATCCTGCTCTTGGAAATAATCCACCACCAATATCAATCTTCATCAAACCTTTTAAATCTGCATCTCTTTCTGCTAAAACTTGTGCATATTGATTGTGAAGTTCTTTTGTTTTAATCTGAATCGCTTCATTTCTTTCCAACCAACTATTATCACCAGTAATTCTGTAGATATAAAGAGTTTTTTGAATATGATAAAACTTAGTTTCAAGATAAGTGCGAATTAGTAATTCATGATCATCGCAAATTGATAAATTTACATTATGACCCTCAATTTTTTTATATACTTCTTTTCTCCATGCTCGAATATGATCAGGTGCATACCAAATATAAGAAACTGAATGACTTGATGGATCAAAAGAGTTCATTGCGGTAAGTTTTTTTCCATTCCACTCGTATTCTTTATGAGTCCATCCATATACTGATCCATAAGGAATAAACTTATCTTCCATGTGATATGTCGCATTATTAGAATAAACAAATCCACAATCTGGATTTTCTTCAAATGCTTTTGCAAGTTCTTCTAAACAGTCAGTTGTTAGAATATCATCATGATCAACTTCAACTAAAATATCCCCTGTGCCTAGAAAAAATGCTTTATTTTTTACATATCCAATATTTGTATTGCCATCATATACTTCAAAAATTTTAACTCGTTCGTCATTTAAAATTTCTTCGGAAAGTTGATCTTTTTTAAATTCTCCATTAAGATAAACAATCCATTCCCAATTTGAATATGTTTGTGCTACAATGCTTGAGTACAGTTCATCAAAATAAGTTTGATAACGATGAGAAGGAGTAATAAGACTAAATTTCATTTCAATCAAAGAAGAATAAGTGGAATAATCTGCTATTAGTTAGGTCAGTTCCAAAGTACTCATTTGCTGAATGAATACATTTAGCGTCAAATAAAACAAGACGATTGAAAACGTTTCCTGCAGTATCTACAAGTTCAAACTTGGTGCGATCATAAAAACCTGTCTCACCAAATACATCAATATCTCCAAAATCATTTTCATTTCTTAGACTAGTTCTTTTATGTGCAAACAAAGAAGTTCCGCATGAAAAAGGCGCATCAGGAGTTAGGTAAATCATTCCTGCTAAGGTTTGTCCATCACAGTGATAAACAAGATCATCTTGTGCAGTGCAATATTGAAATCTTCCGCACATTCCATGAGTTTCAGTCCAATTAGTAATTTTTCTACCAATAATTTTTTCAAATGCTTCTTTTGTACCAGGAACAATGTATTGCTCTTTTGAACGATTACCCTTATAATAATCAAGATTCTCCTCAAATTCTTGCTGAAGAGCAAAATCTCTGACTGCATACGGATTATCATAAAAGTCATCAACAATCCAAAGTCTTGGTTTTGTTGATACATTGACTGAGAATGAATTGATTGTTTTTTGACCTTCGTTTACTTTTGATAGAGCATAGTTATGGAGTTCTTGTGGATATGTACCACTATCTTGATAGAGATTTGTATCAATCAAGAAATAATAATCTGGGAAGGGAAGTTTTCTATTTGGATCAACCAAAATAGAAGTTTGCTCCAGCATTTTTTCATACTGACCAAGTTCAGAATAAGTTTGTGCCAGATAAACAATATGTTCATTTCTTACTTGACAATATCTTTCAGACTTTTTGAACCATTCAATTGCCTTATCAATTTCTCCAAGAAATTTATATCCAAGACCAATAGAGAATGCAGAAAAATAAGACATTTCATGAATACCAGATGCATTCATAAACTTCAAGTACTCTTCAAAATAAAAAATAAATCTCCTTGCGAATTCTTTGGAATGTGCTTCTCCTAGTGGATAAAAATCTCCTCGATAACAATCTTGATATGATTTTGCAATGTACCAGAAATGATAAGTATCTGTAAGCATAGTTTCTTCACGAATCATTTTCTCTTCAAGTTTTAAAGCATCTGAAATATACTTTGTTTTTACATTATAACTTTCACCATCATTAGTTCCAATCATCCTTAAACCACGGGGAAGGTTTACTCTTTGAAAGTTATCACCTTTGTCTTCTAGATAAATGATTTCATGAGCAGGATCATGTTGAAAGTGCCATGGTAGTTTTGCATTCCAAATCCAAGCACGATAATAAATGCAACCAGGATTCACTGCAGCAACATGAAAACTTTCAGTGTTTGTATTGTAGAAATAAGACCAATCAAAATCATCATCAACTTCTAAATATTCATCACAATCCATCTTCATGATCCAATCACAACCATGATCATTCTGAAGAGTTGTTTGAAGTAGGTGATCCCGATTCCAACCGAATCCAACCCATCCTTCCTCTACTTTATAAATGAATCCTGGAATATTTTTATCCGCAAAAAATTCTTCTACAATTTCTGGAGTTCCATCTGTAGATCCATTGTCTTGAAAAATATAAAAATCAATATGTCTCCAAACTGATTCAAGCATTCGACGAATACCTTTTGATTCGTTTTTAAACATTGAAATCATACAAATATTTGTACGAATTTCTTGTCCTGTTTTATGAGAACGAAGAAAATTATAGTA